CTGTGTTTTTTGATACATAATAATCATAAGAACAATAACAACTGCTATGAATATAACAAATAAAGTTCCTAAGGTTCCTGCTACTTTATTTTCTTTTTTCATTATTTAAACTCCTAATTTAATCTCATAACAAGAAAGAAGCTTATAAATCAAGCTTCTCTTCTTCTTCCTTTTCAATTCTTTTCTTCTCTTCGTAAACTTCTTTAAGCATGAATGTAATACTTAAGTTAAATTCATTTCCTGTTAAAACATTTTGATGTGCTGTTTCAATTATAACCACATCACCTAGTTCAATTGCTTTACCTTCTTCAACGTCTTTTTTATATTGTTTATTTGTCTCAAAGATAGTTAATGAATTATCAAAAGCAAGTTTAAACATTCTCTCATGGTAAGCTCCTGTTATTTCATCCCCTAATCTACTAGAGAAAACCATCATATGACCGTCTTTCTCATCTACAGGGTCTTGTCTAAAGAAGTTATATGTCTTATATAAGTCTCTTACCATATTACATAACTCTTGACTAAACTCTTTAACTTTTTCTGCTCTTACCTCTTCACTTTTAGGTGTGATTGATTCTTCTAATGTTAATGTGTTAATTTCTCTTTCCATAATATAATTTCCTCTTCCTTTATTTTAATAAATTCTCTATATCCTTTTTTAAATCCGTTAAGCTATCATCAATCTTTTTATGATTGGATATACTATCAATGTTATGGTATATCTTTGAAATTGTATATGTGAAAAATATAATTGTATACGTTATAATTAGGTTATAAAAAGTCTCCATAGTCTCCTACAAAACCTTTTACATCTTTTTTACTCATTTTAAATACATCTTTATACTTTTTAAATCCTAATGTATTTAAAAACTCTTCTGCCTCTGTTGAGTTTGCTCCTTCTACAATTATACTTTTCTCTTTCTGTATACCTAGTTTAATAAGTTCCATAACTGACCTTATTCCTAGTCCTGTTACATCTTCTGCTCCAGTGAACCCTGTTAATGTTATAGTAGTATCATCCTCCTTAAAAACAGATATACCTATAGTATCTCCATTTTCATCAGTATACTCTCTATACATATCAGCATCTTGGTTCACACTATCAATATTAGCTCCTGTTCCTTTAAGTTTACCTAAGGTAGTTGCTAATTTTTTAGGATTTACTTTCGTATTTCCATTACCATTATCTTTAGGTTTTGCTCCGATAGCAGACCTATTGACAGGAGTAGTTTCATCAGAAGACTGTTGTTCTTTACCTTTATCTTCTTCCTCTTCTTTATCTCTTGATTCATAAATGGTCATCTCTATCATCTTACCATTTCTCATAACTTTTCTCTTAACCTTGTTAAGCTTAGATAATTCTTTGTTTCCTCCTTTAGATACCCTATCTGTGTTGGAGTGTGCATAAATGAACATATCGTAAAAGTCATTAAATCCATAACTTTTATATACTTGCTCATATACAACATTATACTTACCTAAGTTATCAATAACATCCTCCATGGAGAAGAACTTACCTGTATAGAAAAACAGTTTGTTCTCATCCATAGATTTAGTAGTTAAGTCTACATCACTTATTATATCATTAATTGCTTTAATTGTCAAGTTTATTTCACTTCCTAAATATGATATTTTGGATTATCGTCTGTATCATAATCAGTAGACACGAATGTAGACTCGAAGTTAGTACCTTTAGTTTTAGTTTCTAGCTCTAATAACCTATTAATACCTATATATCCAATAACTGCCGACTGACTATAATGGTCATCTCCTCGTCTCTTAATTATTTGATATATTTCTCCATTTTTTTCATCTTCTTCATCCATAATTATAACATTTTGCCAATGTTTTAAGAATGTTTTTAACTCTTCATCCACTTCTTGATACATCCTAATATCTTTTGTTTTTAATGCCTGAATATACTTTTTGTTCTGCATTAGTTTATCCACTGTTACAGTATTCTTGTTCTCATTAAATTCTGGTCTAAGTTGTCCTGTTGATTTAGGGGAAGACTTGTAAGTACATCCAAACACCTTTTCCTCTCCAAATCTATTTATGAGTTTAAGAACATTATTTCCTGAGTCCCCGTTGTCAGCTACTATTATATCCGGGTCATATTTTGATATTTCATACATAATTTTCTCTAAGTCAGCTTCAACTAAGTCAGGTCTACTCATCTTCTTAACATTGAACAGTCGAATAAGGTCTACCTTGTTATCATGTGTCATACCATGAACTGTTACCCAATGGAAATTACCCCAATCAATCATTTATACCGTTAGTTTCCTAATACTTTAACACTCATTTAAGAGTCGGATTAGACTATATCTTAACCCTTATTTTTGGTTAAGGGTTCCTTGCGTTACACTATAATAATAATAATTTATCTAAAAATTTTTCTATATGTTTTGTTGTCTTATAAGTATAAGGTATTTCAATAAAGTTAATTCCTTTATCAATAGCATACTCTTTTTTTAACAAATCTCTTTTTTTCTGTTCTTTGAAAACTTCCTCACCACCAAAAAATTCTATAGGTTCGTAGTGTTGTTTCCCATGATATTCAATTATTGTATTAAATTCCGGTAAATAGAAATCAAAATACATTTTTCTAATATAAATTAAATCATCATAAGTTTTCTGTCTTTCATAAAGTATACCTCTTTTATTAAAGTATTCTACCAGTGTCTTTTCTCCTCTGGAGGAACTACAAACGGAGCATCTAAGTCCTTTTAAGAAATCTCTAGGTGCTACTTTATACACCCCTTGACATTTTGTATGAATTACTTTAAGTGGTGTGTATGTGTTTTTATAAGTATCCATAAATTGGTATTCATGACCAACTAGGTTTTTAACTTCTTCTTTAAACTCCTCATCAGTTTTAGTAAATTTTTTAGTGACTTTTTTATGTGAACACTGTCTACATCCTGTGTTTCTAAGAAAATCATTTGGTTTTACTCTTATAATATTACCACATGAATTATGCTTTAATTCTATAAAATTACTACTATCAAATTCATTTTCGGTAATTAATGTGTATTCCTTTCCTGCGTGTTTGTTTATCTTATCTTTCCATTCTTTAGATGTCATTTTACCTTTAAACTTTCTTTTTTTATTACTACAATAAGGACATCTCCTACCACTTAAAAATGAATTTGGTTTAACCATATACTCATTATTACATTCTTTACTGTTGTGCCTTACTTTTATTTTTATTCCGTTACCTTTGTATTGTTCCATAAAGGTGTACTCTTCTCCAACAAGATTAAATACCTCTTCATTGAACTCTTCCTGTGTTTTCTTCCTAGCCATTTATACTCCCCTCCTCTTTATTTATTTTTTTTACTTATTATTATTATTATTATAGTTTTTATACTGTTCTCATTATCTCCATTTAGATAACTACCAGTAAATTTAGTCGTTAGGCTTTTAGTTAACCTTACAAATACATTATAACATATATTTTATATAAAGTCAACATTTAGCACGGTAGGTTGTCATATGCTTATCTAAGCACTTAGAGTTTCCCCGTTTAACAAGGTTTTACGTGAGCATTTATATTTACCCACAGATATAAACTTGTATTTATCTCTATTAAATAGTTGTCTCTGAGCAAATGGTGATTTGTTACTTAGAATGTCTTCATCTAATACTTTCATTTTAACATCCTCAAAAGGTGCTCCGATTATATAGTTATAAAACGCTTGTTTAGATTCTGTTCTCATTTCTTTTTCTTTAATCTCATCTAAAGAAATCCATACAGCGTTAAGTTGGCTTATAAAGTATCCTCTTATACCTTTGTTATTTTCAGTTCTGCTAGGATACTTGCAAGCCCACCTACCAGAATACCATCTATCTAAAGGCTTACCGCATTTCTGACATACATATTGGTATGTTCCATCCTGAACAGTCTTAGCATCTTCATCTATTCCATCTGGGTTAACTAGAAGAACATTTCCACTTGCGGATAAATCATCCGGGTTGTAGTCTTCATACTTCATTTCATTAAAATGGTCACAGTGTTTACAATCATAACCATAAAACCATTGGTCTGATTGCTTATACAGTTTATCTATTCCATAGTCTTTAACTGTAGGAGTGCTCCATCTTCTTACTACTTTGAAGGGGGAAGAAGACATAGACTCTAATGCTGATGATTCAGCAAGAGAATTTACACGGTCATATTCATCAAGTGAAAGGTAATCAATCATTTATACCGTTAGTTTCCTAATACTTTAACACTCATTTAAGAGTCGGATTAGACTATATCTTAACTACTAGTTTAGGTTAGTAGTTCCTTTGCGTTACTTTTTACATTTATTATTTGTTCTATTT